CTTTCATCCATTTGTCTTTGTTGGAACAAGTGTAGAATTGATACCCTGTCGGGATTAGATTTTCATTATGATATGTAAATGGTATTTCCATGATGTTCATTACATCTTCAAAACTTCTTGATTCCCCGGAACCCACATCGTAATGATTAAGATTTAATTCATTATAATTTAGAAATCCAAAGATGTTTGCTGATACAACATCTTTAACATAAATGAAATCCCTTGTTGGGTTTTTTGGGAATAATTTACACTCATTACCAAGATTATGTTTGATAAATGATTGGTAGGCAACTGAAGACATTTTTTCCTTATGTTCTTCTTTTGGCCCATAAACATTAAAGTATCTAAGACCGATTCCATTATTTGAGATTACATATTGTTCAGCGACGTATTTACTCCATCCATATAAGTTTGATGGATAATCATTGTTTTCACCATAATTGGCTGCTGATGATGAGTAGATTAGTTTGGAGTTATTTTCTTTACTCCAATCCGTTAACACTTTTGTAAATTCAAAATTTAATACCATCATGTAGTTAACATCTTTTTCCAAAGTGTCCGAACAGGCTCCGACATGAAAAATTCCTTGAGGGTTATGTTTTGTTAGTGTTGATACTAAATCTGATTTCCAATTGTCTGATTGAAATATGTCTTCGTTTATTTCAATAACCTCATAATTTAATGACGTTAACTCTTCTTTAAGGTTTTGACCAATAAATCCTTTTGACCCTGTTAATAATACTTTTGTCATGGTGTTGCAACCCCTCTTTTTGATACTACGATTGATGCCATTTTATTGGCGAAGATTATAGATTCCTCAACATCTTTGGTTTCCAAATATTTTAATGTGAATGATGATGTGAAAGTATCTCCTGCCCCACTAACATCAATGGTCTCCTTTGGACTCGGAGATGGATAAATTTTACTTTGGTGTTTGGCACCGTTACTTCCAAGTGTAATAAGAAGTTTATTTAATGAGCTATCATTAAAGTTATGTTTGGAAAATTCAGATTCGTTTAACTTCACAAAATCAAATTTATTAACAAGGTCATCTCCAATTTGTTTCTTTGTGTCAATAATTGAGAATTGAGCGTGTTTGGTTATTTCAAATAATACCTCATCATTAAGGAATCCTTTATTATAGTCACTTATAATAACCGCATCCACATTTTTTAATGAGTTTAACTTTGAAATATTTAATTCTAATGGTTCAATATCAGATTCACCCTCATCAACTCTTAAAAACATATGATTACTTTTCTTATCAACATATCTTGTTTTTGTAATGTCTTTGTTTTGATACCAATGGATGATATGTAAATCTTTATTCAAAGATTTTAAGTTCTCAACAACATTACCTGACATACCTTTGTTTTCCGTTGTTTCTATTGGTGTTAATACGGGCACAGGTGCTTCAGGAGACAATCGTTTTGTCTCCACATAAATAAATCTATCTAAACACGACTCACCTATTACTATTATTCTCATACTTCAATATTTTTGTTGTACTATAATTTGGTAGTTTTTCATAAAACACTAATTCTTTAGCATGTTCACTACCATAAACAATTTTATTCCTATAGTCATCACCAACCACCATATAATCAGGTTGATATTCTTTCACACAATTAATTAGTTCTTCTCTTGAATTAAACACCACAACTTCATCTACAAATTTTAATGACTGAAGAAAATATTTTCTATCCTCAACATTATTAAATGGTCTACTCTCACCTTTAAGTTCTTTCACCCTTTTGTCCGAATCTATTCCAACCACTAACACACCTAAAGATTTGGCGTATTCCAACATCTTAAGATGTCCGGCATGAAGAACATCAAATGTTCCATTTACCCAAACTTTTTTCATAGTTCTTCTATCCTTATTGACTTATCACAAATGTATAAATCATAATGTGGTTTATGGTTCATCTTTAGTTCGTGGAATTTACATCCCCAATCGTTAAGTTGTTGTTTTGTTAATTCTACATAGTCAACTTTTGTTACCGCACCTCTTGCAGTATAATAAACAATGGTATTACCTTCGTCATACAATTTATTTATTTTAGATATCTGTTCTAATCGTGGTGTTGCGTCAGAATAAGGTTTTGCTATTGTGCAAATTGTCCCATCTATGTCTACATAAATTACTTTTGGCTGTCTCCCTTCCATACTCTATATGAATCTGAATCAAAATGTTCTGTTGATACTTCAAACACGACCCCATCGGTTATTGCTTCCAATTGATGAGGTTGACCTGGTCTTTGTCTAACCACATCACCAACTTTAAGATGTTGTTCAATTACTTCTGCGGTTTCGGTATTAATCCATCGGTAAATAAATTCACCTTCATTCACATACCAAGTTTCATCCTTAATCATATGATAATGCATTGAGAATTTGGCGCCTTGTCTAAACCGTAGTAATTTTCCACAATATAATTCATGATTGGCAATAATGATTTCATCACCCCAACCTTTTGGGATTTTGCAACCATCACATTTAATCACATTAATAACTTTGGGTGTTTCCATAAGATAAAAGTAATCTCATCACCAAAATTTGTAAACAAAAAACCCTTCTTAGGTGAAGGGTTGTTTTTTTAATTATATCTACTCATTCTGTTAAACATCTCTGAGATTTTATTCTTTTGTGATGTAAAATCTTCCATCATATCAACATCAATTTCACTCCATTCATCATCTTCATCTTCTTTGTCTTTATAATATGGATTATACATGCTCAATTCTTTATATTCATCATCATCTTCGTCTTCATTATAACTTGATGTTTGGTATGGTCCCGCACTACCAGGTCCATCACTATCAAAATCATAAGCTGGGTCCATATCTCCATAAATTCCTTGAGAACCTGAGACATCAACTTCAGCTATTTCATCTGAGAATGCAGACTCCATTTTTTCATATTCAACCTCTTCGTCATCATATTCGTTAACCGGATAAACATCACCAGGACCATTTGACTCAAAATCATATGCTGGTTCAACAGAATCGGTATCCATATCATCTGCGTTTCCACCTTGTTCATCAAGTTCATCAGTTTCTAATTCTTCATCTTCAAAACCATCATCATCAATTACATCATCTTCTTTGTATAGATTTTTATGCATCCCTTCAAATGTTCCGTAATCGTTTCCTCCACCTTCAACATAGTCAAAATCACCATGTGATAGATTTAAATCTTTTTGGTTGTAGATGTCATCTAAATGACCTATTTCTTCATACATTTCTTCATTTGTTCCACATTGTTCACAAATACCTTCGGCCATTTGACCTCCACATTGTTCACACATAGATTTTTCTTCATACATTTCTTCATTTGTTCCACATTGTTCACAAATACCTTCGGCCATTTGACCTCCACATTGCTCACACATAGATTTTTCTTCAACTTGTTCGTTGATTCCAAAGTTTGTGTATTTTTTAACCTCACCTTTATTATTAACAACAAGACCATCCTTATCACCAGCTGGGTCATATACATATAATGGTTGGGTATTTGACACTTTAGGTTGCATTGTTTGGTAACCGTTGTATAAACTTTTGTGTTGGTTCAGTATATCAGACTTTTCAACAGCTGACAATTGACCTATTCCATAATTTGTTCTCATAAATTAGTTTTTAATATAAATACATACGATTTACCCTTTTTATGTTTGACATATTGAAAATACGGAATTATATTTAATTAAGACGAGTGATAGGTTGATAATTCATTTGATAGTATCTTGGTAATTTACTCTTCGCCTAATATCAACCCCACTTGTTTTTTTCTTCACTATTTTTTTATTCCAATTTAATTTAATATCTTTGTCCCATGATTAAGATAGAAAAAGACAGAAAAGTTTTTGTAACGTCCGATACACATTACGGACACAAAAACATTTGCCGTGGAGTTACGGCTTGGAGATTACCGGATGGTAGTATTCCTGAAGACCAAACAAGAGATTTTAAAACAATAGAACAAATGAATGAATCTATTGTTAGTGGAATAAATAGTGTTGTTGGTGAAGATGATGTATTGATTCACTTAGGTGATTGGTCTTTTGGCGGGTTTGAAAACATCCAAAAGTTCAGAGATAGAATTGTGTGTAAAGAGATACACCTTATATTAGGTAATCACGACCACCACATTCAAAATAACCGAGGTGAGTGTCAGGAGTTATTTGCGAGTGTTTCTCGTTCAACAACTATGTCGTACAAATTCAAAACATTTGAATTGTTTCACTACCCAATTGCATCTTGGGAAAACCTAAATAGAGGTGTTATTCACCTTCACGGACACGTTCACTTACCAACAAACTTAAGATTTGGTAAAGGTAAGAAAATGGATGCAGGTATTGATGGTCACCCAACTTTTGGGGTATATGATATGGATGATATCATAAGAATGATGGATAAACGTGATATTGTGTCAGATATGTTATTCGACCACCACACGGATGAAATTGAAACCGAAGACGGTAAAAAAAGAAAATAAAATTAGGAAGGTAAGTTTTAATTACTTACATTTGTCAAACAAAAATAAAAATAGAAATATATGCAAACATTGATTTTTAACACAACAACAAAAAAAGTTAAGTTGTTGTCAGGTTCACAAGGTGAATCACAAGTAGTAGAGACATTTGATAATGTATCAACCGTAAAATGTTCAGAACTTGGATTTTACGAAGTAATGCAAAAAGCGGAATCTCAAAGCGTTACATCAATTCCGGTAATGAGATTACCAATTTCAAATACCAATATGTTAATTGAGAAATAACATGAAAAAAATCGCAATTGTTATTGGAGTTTTATTAGTAATAATTGGATTAGTCGAAACAATTGATTTATCGTTTTATTTGATGAATCGACCTGACACATATCTATTCAATTTAGGTCTTGTATTGTTTGGATTACAATTATTAGGATTTGCAGCTATAGGTAATTTTATGTATGATTTAGTATCGAGATGGTCTAAAGATAAGGAAACGGAAATAACAACAACCGAAGAAACTGAAAAACCAAAAGAAGATGGCGAATTATGATAGATGGGGGAATCGATTAACTCCTCAACAAATTGAAGAAGAAAGATTAAGAGTTGAACAAGAAAAATTAGAAAAACAATTAAAAATTAAAAAAATGGTAAAAAGAATTTTAGTAGGAATCGGAGCCTTTATGGCATTAGTGTTAACATATAGTTCTTGTGAACGTATCGATGCGGGTCACGTAGGTGTAAAAGTCGATATGTACGGAAGTGGTAAAGGGGTGAACGATGTCACCGAATGTACGGGAGTAGTATTTTATAATCCTATCACAACAAAAATTTATGAGTTCCCAACATTTATTCAACACAAAGAGTATAAAGATGACAATTCATTTGTGGTGAATAGTAAGGATGGTTCTGAATTTAGTGTTTCTCCAATTATGAACTATTCAGTTCAAAGGGAAAAAGTTCCTACAATATTTGCTAAATACAGAAGAAGTTTGGAAGAAATTGAAGAAGGATTTTTAAAGACCGCTGTGTATGACGCATTCCGTTTAGCGACTAATAAGTATACCGCTGATGGGTTGATTGGAAATAGAGAAGTGTTTGAGGTTGAAGTTAGACGATTGTTAGAAGGTCAATTACTAAAAGAAGGGTTTGTAATCAATCAGTTTACATCTAATTTAGTTTATCCGGATTCATTTAAGAAAGCAATTAACGCTAAGAACAACGCGGTACAGTCGGCACTTATGGCGGAGAACAAAGTGAAACAAGCTGAGGCCGAAGCAAAAATTAAAGTGGCAACTGCTAATGGTAATGCTGAGGCATTGTTGGCAAACGCAAGAGCTGAGGCAGAATCTAACAGATTAAGACAACAAACATTAACTCCAATGTTATTACAACAACAATGGATTGAAAAATGGAAAGGTAATGTTCCAACCACTCAGTTGGGAGCTAACACTCAAGTGTTGTACGGTCTAAAATAATAAAAAAATAAAATATTTAAAAAATCCTCATTTATTGAGGATTTTTTTTATCTAAAATTCTAATAATTCTTTTATTTTTGATTTAGATTTAGTCCCAAAATGATAAATTAAAGACTTTTCTATTAATTTTTGTCCACAATTAAAAAAATCATACATTTTAATATATGACATATTATTCTTGATTGCAATTATTAATTTCTCTTTTGATATTGGTTCTTTCCAAGTTTTACTTAATTCCCCCATTCTCTTACCTTTTTGAGATTCTGAATTTTTTAGTTTACTTTCATTAGTTTGTTTCTTCCCATACATCGGATGTTTTTTTTTATCCAGCAGTCTGATTTTAGCTTTATCCCCTATTTTACGTTTGGTCTCTAAACTTAAAACAACCCCTTTTCTCGGGTGATGGTTTTTCATTCGTTCTTTAATATTCTCAATAAGAATTTCTCTTTTAGGATGATTAGTTATATTGTCCGTTGATTCTCCTCCTTTAGATACGTTATACCCGTTTTGAGTAGTTAATGAGTTATATTCTTTGATGTAATTTATTTCTTTTTGATTAAGGTCCTCATTACTTATATCATTGTTTTTCTCTAAAATAAAAAAATTAATAGAATGAATCCCATATTTTCTGATTGCATGATTAATTGGACGTTTCCCTCGGATAAACTCTTTAACCTCATATCTCCTAACCAAACTATCAAAATCTTTAACCCATCTCCCAATATAATTTTTGCCGTTTGGTAATTTTATCAAATAAATCATACCTTCTTTATGTATTTTCCCCATAACAATAAATATTACTTAAAGGTGAGGAATACAATAAAAATATTTTTTTATTCAAATATTTTTTTTATATTTGTATTATGATAACAAAACTAAATGAACTTAACGAGATGGGTTTAATTGATAAACAAATACACCCATCATTATCCCTAATTATATGGAACTATTCTAGAAAAGTCCAATACGATGATTTATGGTCGCATGACCCATTATTAGTCGAATGTCGTGGATTAATTACAGATTATGTCGGGAATATTATTGCAAGACCATTTAAGAAATTTTGGAATATAGAGGAAAATAAACACATCCCAACTCAAAATTTTACAGTACAAGAAAAAATGGACGGTTCATTAGGGATTTTATTTTGGTACGAAGGAAGATGGATTTTATCAAGTAAAGGGTCTTTCACCTCTGAACAATCAATTAAAGGAAGAGAGATATTAGATTCAAAATATAACGTTCATCCAATACCGAAAGGATATACAACATTAGTGGAAATAATATACCCTAAAAATCGAATATGTGTGGATTATGGTAATGACGAATCTTTAGTTGTCTTATCTATGATAAATACTTCGACAGGAAAAGAGTTAGATTATAACTCTTTAAAGATGATTTCCGAGGAAACTAATATGCCGCTTGTTAAACAATATGATGGAATTAAGGATTATAAATCCCTTAAATCAATCATTAAACCAAATCAAGAAGGATACGTAATTAAATTCTCAAATGGAAGTATGTGTAAAATAAAAGGGGAAGAATACGTTCGTCTTCACAGAATCTTAACCGGTTTTTCTAACATCAACATTTGGGAAGTATTGAAAAACGGGGAAGACATTAACGCATATTTGGATAAAGTCCCTGATGAATTTGACAAATGGGTTAAAAATGTGGTTAAAGAGTTAAGATATGGGTATTTTCAATTTAGTGAAAGAGCAGGAAAATTGTTTGACGGATATATGTATGGTAAGTACAACGATAAAGAACCGGTTACAGACAGAAAAGTTTTTGCTGAATGGGTTATGACTCAAGAACAATATCTTCAACCAATATTATTTAAAATGTTTGATAAAAGGGATTATTCTTCATACATTTGGGAGAAAATAAGACCAACATATAGTAAACCATTTTGGCAAAAAGAAAGTGAGTCATGAAACAAAAATTAGAAACAATTTACGAGACAAATATTGTCCATAATTCATTTTTGGATAAAGATTCCATCATTCAAGCAATGGTGGAATCTTATAATTTAGGTAAACAGGAATTAATTAACTGGTTATCCGAAAAAGATTACTTATCGGACGATAAAAAAACTTTATTAAAAGAATACAATAACCTCATCAACAACATAAAAAAATGACAAACGAAGAATTCACTTTAGAAATACTAATGGAAGCCGAATCTTTAGGAATCCGTAAAGAAGTATTAGAATTATCTCATAAAATCAAACAGGAAAATGAATTTATGGATATTAACACATCTATTGAAAAAGCTTTTCATTATATGAAATCCAAATTACAAAAACACAATAATGTGTAAGGTATGACATACGATGAATTAGAAAATCGGCAATCAGTCCAATACAGAATGGACTAAGAAAGTTATTGGCAAAAATTAAAAAAAAAATTAGGATAAGATGAAAAAAAATACACGAATAGCGGTAATTGCTCACGACGGGAAAAAAGCGGATATGGTTGCCTTTATTATGAAGAGATTAGATTTCTTTAGAGAGGTTGATGTTGTGGCGACAGGTACAACCGGAAAACATATTGAACACGCAGGACTTGATGTAAATTGTCTTAAATCAGGTCCTTTAGGTGGTGACGCACAAATTGCTTCGTTAATATCTGATGGTGAAATAGACGCTGTTGTATTTTTTATTGACCCACTAGGTCTTCATCCCCATCAGGTAGATGTGAACATGTTATTACGAATTTGTAATGTTTATAATATACCATTGGCAACAAATTATTCCACAGCATCTTTATTAATAACTGGACTAAAAAAAATTAAAACACACGCAGATGACATACGATGAATTAGAAAATTGGCAATCAGTCCAATATAGAATGGATGAAGAAGGGTTTGACTATTGCTTTATAAGTTATAGTGATTGGGATGAAATCAAAGATGAAGAATTCCATCGATTAAGATTGGGGTTCTTACAACATATGAAAGAAATTCGTGAATACATTGACAAAAAAGTTGATGAAGGAGAAATCTTTGAATTAGATGGTAGATTTGATGATGAGTAATCCACAAACCGACGATGAATTGTGGGACTATTATAGTGGGTTACCAAATCCTATGTGGTATCAACATATTGAAGAAATAAAAGATGAGGAAGAAAATACAAGTGATAGTAATGATACTGAAGTTACTACTGAATAAAATAAGACAAAAAAGAAAAAGTATATGGGACTTATGAAAAACTTAATAATTATAGGACATCCGAATGAAAATAGTTTTTGTTATAATGGTATTATGAAAACTATTAAAAAAACATTGTCAGACAAAAACCAAGAAGTAAAAATTATTGATTTATATCGTGATGATTTTACAAGACCTAGAACTGACTTAATTCAAGGTTATAAAGATTTAGTAACTTGGTCAGATAGAATTTATATTGTATCTCCGGTTTGGTGGTTTAGATTAACATCTAGAATGGAAACATTCTTTGATGAAGTATTTACACCTGGATTTGCATATAAGTTTGTTCCCCTTACCAAATTGTATGGCTATCCAAAACCGTTATTAAGTGATAAAAAAGTTAGAACATATTTAACACACGGAGCACCTGCTTTACCAGTTCTAACTCTTTATCTTAATTCAGTAAAATTACGATTAGTTATGGGGGTATATTCATTTGTGTTTGGTTGGTTTAAGACAAAGACACGTCAATTTTGGAGTGTACCGTTCGTTTCACAAGAGAAAAGAGAAGAATATTTAAGAAGAGTTGAAAAAGACGTTAAAAACGATTTGAAATAATGAATAAAAAGTATATGGGATTTATAATAATCCTTATTAATAATTAAACCAAATAAAATGAAAAAATTTAAAACATCTGAAATACTAATATTATTAGTGACCGTAGGAATAATCTTTGTAAGTGAGTATCACTACCTTATTGAGAATGACGTTAATAAGGCAATCTTTCTTGGATTGTGGCCTCCAACAATACTAGCATTTTTAATTTACGTTAATCTTAAAATAAAAAAATAATGGAAGTAGTTGCATTAACAGTCGCAATAGTTACACTTTTTTTAGTGTTTTTTGTTACAATTTGGAGAGAGTTAAATAAAGTTAGTTCTCCTGATTATAAACCTAAAAAAGGAAGACCTACAGGTGGTAGATACGCCATTTTTAATCTTATTGAAGATGCGTCTAAACCTAATGTTAAAAAAAATAAACAAGAAAAAAGAAAATCCCCAATGCAGTTCGGGACAATTGCTGATATGGAATCAGATGGTGTTTATTTTAATAGAGAAAATGGTCAAGTCATATCAAAAGAATATGTTAAAAAATTCAAAAAAAGAATGAAGAATAAATAAAATGAAAGAATTAACATTAGAACAGATAGACCGAGTTATTGAGATGGCGTGGGAAGACCGGACACCATTTGAGGTAATATTACTACAATTTGGTTTAACTGAATCTGATGTGATTAAATTGATGAGAACCGAGTTAAAAGAGAGTAGTTTCAAATTGTGGAGGAAAAGAGTTAACGAAGGAGTGAGTCAAAAACACCTAAAAAAGAGAAGTGAGGATATTAACAGATTCAAGTGTAGCAGACAAAATAACGTATCGAACAATAAAATAAGTAAAAGATAAAAAATGGATAAAAAAAGGTTTAATAGAATAGATGAAAAATCAAAAACCATTACTGATGAATTGGGAATGACAATTGATAAAGGTATTAGAGAATTAGTTGTTCTATTAAACTATGATAATATTGGAACAACACAATCTTGTTGGGGACATAAAAATCGGGGATTACCATATCCGTGGGTTGACATTCATAAAGAACATCTCGGTGATTTATTTAATATTATATCAGATTTAGATATTGAGACACAGGAGATAAGTGATACAATAAGAATATCGCCAAAAACAAAAGATTTAAGTGAAGGTAGAAAAACATTTAATAAGTTAAAAAAAAAGATAAAAAATGGATAAGAGATTAAAAAAAATACTAAAGAAAGAAGTTAAACGTCAAAAATCAACTATAGAGTTAATTGCGTCCGAAAATTTCACATCAAAGGCGATTATGGAATTATGTGGGTCGGTGTTTACAAATAAATACGCGGAAGGTTATCCACATAGTAGATACTACAATGGATGTGAGAATATGGACGAAGTGGAAGAATTGGCGATAAATGAATTGAAATCTCTATTCAAGGTAGGTTACGCAAACGTACAACCTCATTCAGGTGCTAACGCTAATACCGCAGCGTTTCAGGCTTTAATATCTGTTGGAGACACAATATTAGGAATGGATTTATCTGCCGGAGGACATTTATCACACGGTTCGCCAGTTAATATTTCAGGTAAATTGTATAATGCGGTTTCATATGGTGTATCATCTGATGGTTTGTTAGATTATGATGAAGTACGAAAAATCGCTAAAGAAACAAAACCAAAGTTAATCATCGCCGGAGCATCCGCATACTCAAGACGTATTGAGTGGGACACTTTCAAAAGTATTGCCGATGAGGTTGGTGCTTATTTATTGGCGGATATATCACATTACTCGGGTCTAATTGCTTCGGGACAATATCCTTCACCAGTTGGATATGCGGATGTTATTACCTCAACAACTCACAAAACATTAAGAGGTCCAAGAGGTGGTGTTATTATGTGGAATAATCCGGAGTTTACCAAAAAAATTAATTCGGCTATTTTTCCCGGAACTCAAGGTGGTCCTTTGATGCACATAGTTGCCGCGAAGGCTCAATGTTTTATTGAAGCGAACACACCTAAATTCAAAAAATACACCAAACAAGTTATCTCAAATGCTAAAGTAATGTGTGAGGTGTTTAAGAAAAATGGGTTGAATATTATTAGTGATGGTACTGATTCTCATATGATACTTCTTGATGTTAGTAACACAAAGTATAATGGAAAACAAGCTGCTGACTTATTAGAAAAAAATGGTATAACGGTAAATAAAAATAGTATACCTAATGACCCATTACCTTTTACACAGACATCCGGAATAAGAATTGGAACTGCTGCGGAAACTACTCGTGGTTTGGTGGACAAAGATTTTAAGAAGATTGCAAATAAAATTGTAAAAATATTATTTAACGATAATTAATAAATTAGATAAACATCATTAATAAAATTTCATGTATAATTCAACTATTTTTGGTGCTAATCTTTTAATAGTTCGATTGACATCCTCTAAATCAATTTCCATACCTTGAGATTCCATCCATTTTAGAGTACCATGAATCATTATGTCTTTAGCCTCTTCGGCATTGTCTAACATTTCTTGGAAATCTTCATTGTCTTCATTATTTTCACCATAATATCGCTCAATCCATTTTTTACCTGAATATAATAACGGTCCTGCTTGAAACATATTCACAGGACCTGCTTTTTGTACTTTCTTAAGATATTCGTTTAAGAATCTATAATTAAAGTTTTCAAAAATCTCAGGATTTTTGTTAAAGAAGTCATACTCTCTACTACCAGTCTGTTCTTTAATTCGTTCTTCAGAAAGTTTTTTCCAAGCATCAGTGACACTAACTAAAGATAATTTACTACCATTTTCCCAATTAACACCGATAATAACATCATCCTCGTTTGGTTCAAATGGGTCCCTTTGAACTTTGGTTACAACACCTTTTGTCCCCGGTGGAACGGTTGTTTCGTGTTCCATATGGAAACACATTATGTTATCACCAACTTTTAATGGTGGATTTAATTGTCCTTTCATACTTATAAATATAATCAATATATTTATTATTATGGAATTTTTAATCACAGAGACACAACTAAAGGCAATTTTAACCGAACAAGACAAATCTAAGATGACGGAAGATATGAAAACATTATATTCCTTCACCGAAAATATTGTAAATCGAGTAAAAACAATTTATGGAATAAATCTTAAAATGTTATTAACTTGGGGTACTTCAGTTGGTGGATTAATGATGCCATTAGATAATTTTATTAAATCCGGAAACTTTGATTTAAACGAACAACAAGAATCTTTAATTCTTGTTGCCGTTGCATCAATGTTATTCTTCGAAAATAAAAGAGGGATGGTTAAATTAATGGAAAAAATTAAAGAGGAAGGGATTCTACCTCAATTTGAACAAATCTTATCTAAAGGACAAGAATTAAAATCCGCATTTATTGGATTTCTATCATCTGTTAACATTACAGTTGGGTCTTTAGTTGAGATTGCCGCTTATAGTTTTTTAGTGCCAATTATTTTTGATATTTACTCACTTAGTGAATCATCAACAAATTTACGTCAAACAGCATTACAAATTACCGAAAGATTATTAGCGTCAGGTGTTATAGCGTTAGGTGGTCAAGCACTAACAGTGACAATTAGAAAAATACTTAAAAAATTTAGGTAATTTATTTTTCAGAAAGAATTTTTTGGATAACTCTTTCTTGTTGTTCGGGATTCAAGGAATGTCTGTGAGGATATTTTTTGAACCAATTTCTTACTAAAGTTTCCATATCATTTTTTTCTCTTCTTGCTCTCCTTTCAAATCCGGCTTTTTGAGCACCTATTTCATATTTGTGAGTATAATATTTAAATTTGTCTGAAATTTCTTTTTTAGACCTTCTACCTCCCTGATATTGTAATATATGTTCAATTTCATGTCTAACAACTTCATTTAATTCATTAACTAAATCATTTAGGATTTCATTACCTGAATTAGGGTTTACTAAAATTTCGATATCAATCTCATCATCTTTATAATACAAATCTCCATCAACTTCAAAAGTTTCAACATCTTCACTTTCTTTAATTGATAAATTTAAACTATACGGCTTATCCAATTCAAGATAATCATAATATGATTCTGTTTCTCTCAAATCATCAGGTAGTTGGTATTCTCCAACTTTTTTAGTTTTAAATATACTTAAGATATCGTTAACAATTTGTCTAACAATTCTGTCATATTTTCCTTCCATAATTAAACTTTCATTTATATTATCACTAGTTTCATTAATCACTTTTGTACAAATCACCGGGTTTTCAATACCCCAATATAATAAAAATCTTTGTAATTGGTCACTCACTCGATTATTCAAAATATAAAAAGTCATGTCTTGATTATCTAATTCAAGTTCTTTGTGAAAACTCATTAATAAACCTGCAAGAGTATTCATTATCGGGCTAGAAGGTTGGATAGATGTTGTGTAGGTAATATATGTCATTTTATCACCAGCTCGATACATTTCTTTAGTGCCTGTTAGTTGAACTTTAACATTCGCAACCATTTCTCGAGGTGCAACTTCCCCAACCGGGTCTTCCACCTTGAAGATATGTTCAGATAAAAATTTATTAAGTCTTGCTATCGGTAATTCTAATTCTTCCATTATTCATAAATACTATCGAAATGGAATTACAACACCAACACCATATCTAAACCCTTCCATGTAATTCACACCAACAGTAAAATCAAATCCTTTTTCAGTATTAGTAATAATCCTCAATGGATAAATTTTAACCCATACATCTGGTTTAGTTTTAATTTCATCAATATACGTCTCAATAAACACACCACCCATAACACTAACTTTGTGATTAGTTAAACTAATACCAACTCGATTTAAGATTGACATTGGTGTTGTGTAAATATAAGGTTGAGGTCGTGTTGTTGTTACATATCCACCAACATAATACCCAATTGGAGAGTAATTGCTGTTATAAGTTGCAACAATCGTGTTTTGGTCCGGTACATACATTAAGTCCGCATCCTGAGAGAATCCCATAAATGGAATCAATAAAAATAAAAGTGAGGTTATCGTTTTCATAAAGCAAATATACTACATTTAATCATACGAAAAAAATTAAAATGTTAAAATTTACATTTGTATTTGACCCATTTAAATAAAAAAATTATAATTTAATCAAACTAAATAACTTATGTCAAAAATCACAGAAATTAAAAAACAGTATCCTGAGTTAAACATATCAATAATCGATTTGTTTTTAAAAATGGATAATACCAAAACAAACAAATACTTACCTTTAATGTGTAAATTACTTTCATCAAGATTCCAAGTGAATAAATTATGGCACAAAAGTGATGAAGAAAGTGAAATGAATCATATGAAAGAAAGAATGGACGTTATGGGTTTAAATTATAATGGTATGTCAAATAATGAACTTTACTCGTATTATTGTTTTGCTGACTATTTTAACCATGAAGATATGAAACTTTTATCATCATTTCAAAAATATAATGAAAGAGGTTTAATACCAAATAATGATGTTACTTTTTACCAAAATTTTGACCAAATCATGTCATCTGTTGGATTAGCGTCTCTAAAAGAAGATGAGAAAGAATTGAGGTCTCAAATCATTAGAGAACACGATGACGAAAATTGGTTGGCATTAAGACCATTAACATTTGGAGCTTCATCCAAATACGGAGCGGCAACTAAATGGTGTACAACTTACCAAAATGATAAACAGTATTTTGAAAGATATTGGAAAAGAGGTATTTTAGTTTATTTTATTAATAAAATCACCGGATTAAAATTTGCTGTATTCAAAGCTCTTGATGGGGATAAAGAATTAAGTTTTTGGAATGCTGCGGACCAAAGAGTTGATTTCTTGGAATTAGATATAGATGATTATATGTTTCCAATTATCAAACAAATCTTAAAATCTGATAAAACCAATAAAGATTTATCTTCAACTAAAATTCAAAGACAAGTTCATATGGAGTGTGGTCGTTCAATTGAGAAACAACTAGTTAGGGAAGACAGGTACTACGAAGAAGAAGTAGAAAGACCAATGGAACCAATGGAAGAGGCAATTCCACAAATTAATTTTAACGTGGAAGAAATAAGGGTTGAACCTCGAGTTGTTCAATTAAGACCTTTGGGTAGAGAAATTCGAGAAGAAATGAACAATATCATGGAAGAAATTGGTGAAGATATGACTGAAGAAACTATATCACCTCTTAGAAGAAGAATTTCGAATCTTAGAGAATCAATGGGAATAAGATTACAAAACATTGAAATCGGAGGAGCTCATCATGTTGGTGAAATAGATTAAAACATAATTTAAAAAAAAAATACCCCAATTACGGGGTATTTTTTTTTTATAATCCAAGTTGTTTTGAATATCGTCCAATATTACAAACCCAATAACCTGCAGTTGTTTTATCTTTCTTTTGGTCACATTTGTGTTTCTCTCTAAAAGATTTTATATCACCTTTATAATCATTTTTAATTTTTAATTTAGGGTCACCAAATGTAATTTTCTTAACACCGTTATCAGGTGTTTTAACATATACCGCAAATTTATTAGTTCCTTCTCTTTCAGGTTTATTTAAAATATTCTCCTTATCTTCTGTTTCGTATATGTAAGGTGCGTCTAAATAAATCATTTCATCTCCTTTTTTAACCCTAACTCCCAAATCAGACTCAACCATTAAAGTATCTTTTTCATTAAGGTCTATTTTACCCTCATTCCATAAACCCCTAACCTCATTAACCAAATCAAAATATTTTTGAGAATAGGTTTTAAAAACATTATCGTTTAACGACATACCTTCATTAATGTGGTAAGATAATATTTCAGAAACTTTGACATCCTCTTTTAATATTAAAGTCTTATCTAAGTGAGACCCTAATGTCTCTTTAATTATTCCCCTTAAATTGTTCATTCTTTTTATTTTATTATAAATACACCCGTAAAAACTAATAATCACACATCATTAAAAACTAATAAACGTACAAATAATGTATTTATAATAAAAACGTAAATTACTATGATACTAAAAAATGGTTCAAAAGGAGAAGAAGTTAAAAAACTTCAATTGAAATTAGGGGCAACACCTGACGGTGTTTTTGGTCCCGGAACTGAAAAATTGGTTAAAGAATGGCAAACTAAAAATAAATTAACATCTGACGGGATTGTTGGTGATGGGACTTGGTCAAAAATGTTTGCTAGTGAAATTATTAAAGAGGATATTGTTATTCCATCGGGAGCACCATTCAAATTAGAAAAATTAAAAGGACATATCCCTGAATCAGTAATTGCTCAAATTCCTGACACCGCAAAAAAATTCAACATTACAAACCCATTAAGATTAGCTCATTTCTTAGCTCAATGTGGTCATGAATCAGGTGGATTCAAATCAGTTTCAGAAAATTTAAATTATTCGGCAAAAGGTTTGAGGGAAACATTTAAGAAATATTTCATAAGCGAAGCGGTTGCAACACCTTACGCAAAAAACCCTGAAAAAATTGCATCAAAAGTATATGGTGGAAGAATGGGTAATGGAGATGAAGCATCAAAAGATGGTTTCAAATTCAGAGGTCGTGGTTATATCCAATTAACAGGGAAACAAAACTACACAAACTTCGCAAAATTTATTGGGGAAGATACAGTGTCTAATCCTGATTTGGTTGCAACAAAATATCCATTGGCTTCTGCAGCATTCTTCTTTGACTCAAACAAACTTTGGTCTATTTGTGATAAAGGGTCTGACGATATTACCGTAACGGCCGTTACAAAAAGAGTAAATGGTGGAACTATTGGATTACCTGATAGAATTAAGCACTTTAAAGAATATTATAATTTATTAAAATAATTTTTTGATATTTTATTTTTTTCATTACCTTTGTAAAAAAAAAATAAAACTATGGCAATATCTACTAACTTAAAAGTGGCACTTACTAACTATAAATGGGCAGTAAAGGTTTTAGAATCTTCTCAAACAAGAGAACATTTAGACTGTGCAGAAAAATGTTTTAATCTTTGGGTTATTAATCATTTCGATACAGGAGTTAATAGTATTGAATCAAAATTCTTAAGAAGATTGAGAAATAATTTTTGGAGTAGTTTTCATCAAAAAAGAATTTCTATAACATTCAAAAAAAAGTTCGTTCACAATACAGTTAAATGAACTTTTTTAGAATATTAGTGTATTTATTCATACACATCACTCTATTAAGAGTGTTCTCATATATCTTTTTCCAAAAGACCCGTAGATTTATTTTGACGGGTCTTATTTTTTTATTATCTTTGTAAAAAATATTAAAAATGGAGCCAGAAAAAGACATATTCGACGAATGGGCGGAAAAAAGTGAACAGAAATCTTGGATTGTACGAAAAATACAATTTATTCCACTATGGTGGAATCACGATGGTAGATATTACCACAAATATATCAAACAAGGTGTGAAAAACTTAATTTATTGGTTTCCAATCATATGGAAAGACAGAAATTGGGATAGTCATTACATCTTTGATATAATGAAACATAAATTATCAGGTCAAGCTGACTATATTGGTCGTAGAGATTTACATACCCGAGCGCAAGAAGACGCAAAAAGAATGAGGTTGTGTGTAAAATTAATGGGTTTGGTTCAAAATGAATTTTATTCATCAGAATATTCCGATTTTCATAAAACCAAACATTGGTTTGAACCAGTTCCGGGTGACGAAAGATTATCATCTTGGGAATCACGATTATTGGAAGAAAATTTTGATGACTACTTCAAAAAATACCCATTAATCTACAAAAGAGTAATAAATGGTGAAGGTGTCTTTAATAGAGAAGGTCGTGAGGAAGATAAACAAATAATTGCGATGAATATTGGTCACATAAATCACGATAGAGCAAGAAAATTGTTATTCAAAGTGATGGAAGAAAACATCGAGAGATGGTGGGATTGATTGAGATATAATTCAAGATAAAATTAAAAAGAAATAGTTATGTGGAAAGTTTATTTATTGATGTTTATCGTTGTTGTTGTTGTATCTATTTTATGGGTTAATGCAATTACGAATATGCAAAAAAACCACCCTGATTATAAAGGGGAAGATTGGTTAGATTGGGGTGAAGATGACAAATTAGATATTAATCTTTGGGACAAAGAAGAAGAAAAAGAAAATCGAAAAGATTATGATGAAGATTAAAAATCTTTTTATTATCTTTGTAAAAAATTAGAACTAATGAAAATAACACTTATTTCAGACACACACAATAAACATAAACAAATCACCGGAGATTTACCGGGAGGTGATTTATTGGTACATAGTGGTGATATCTCTTCAATGGGTTACGAACACGAAATCAGAGAGTTCTGCAAGTGGTTTAATGGTATTGAAGGTTATACTCACAAGGTATTCATCGCTGGAAATCACGATTGGGGATTTCAAGACAATGTTGAAAAGGTAAAAGAGATTTTAGCGTTTTACACCGGAATAACTTATCTTCAAGATAGTGAATTAGTGATAAAAGTTGGTGATGAAAGAGAAGTTAAAATCTATGGTAGTCCTTGGCAACCTTGGTTTCACGATTGGGCCTTCAATTTACAAAAAAATGGTATTGCTCTTTCAGGTAAATGGGAAGGAATTCCTGATGATACTGATATTTTACTAACTCACGGACCTGCATTTGGTATATTAGATACCGTTGATGGTAGAAGATACGATAACTTAGGTTGTGAGTTATTGGTTGAAAGATTAGAGAGATTAAACGTTAAAATCCATAATGTTGGACACATCCACACTGGATATGGTTACGTTAGAAAAGGAGACACTCATCACTTTAATTCTTCTGTGTTAAATGAACAATACAATTACGCACAAAAACCAATGACTATTGATTGGAATCCGGATACAAACGAAGTAAATTTTATTGAAGATGAAAAATAAAAAAGATTTATTGATTTGTAGTTGTCATTCAACTGAACATCAAATGGTTGTCCTATACGCTGAGGACGAAATTGAGGGCGTAACATATCCAATGGTTTATGTTCACACACATTTAACCAAACGTCCATTTTGGCAGAGAGTTGGTTATGGTTTGAGATATATCTTTGGAAGACAATGTAGATACGGAGCTTTCGATGAATTTATCTTTAATCCGGAAGATTCAGACAAATTACAAAATTTGGTTGATTATTTAAAAAGAGAACATAAAGGTGGTGAATAACCACCTTTTGTTGTATTTATTAGTATGGCAGACCAAAGTAACTTTTCAAGATTTCCAAAAAAACAATTAGTTTTTATTGCGAATAAACTTATCGAAGATGGATTCGAATGGGATGATATTACTGATATTTATTTTGACATATACGACTCTAATGAAAATATCCTTAATCAAGTGTCCACATACTTTAACGAACCTGTAGTTGAAGATGATGTTCAATTTTTTATTAAGTTTTTAGAAATTAATAGTGGTCTACTTGATTTAATAATTAAAAATAACGATAAGTCATTAATAGAACAACTTGTAATTCCCAAAGCGAATGATTATATTGTTGAATACTCCGTTAGTGGTTCTTGTACTTTTGAAGAAGAATATGAATCAACATTTTCATCCTATGATGAAACATGGGTTATAGGTTCATTGGAAGTTCAAAGAAATAATGGGAATTGGGATTATTATTCAGGTACATTAAAAGACACCCATTATGATAATTGGGAGATGAATGATTGGAATGTTGAAAATGTTAAACCAATATCTAATGAAGTTCAAGAATCTCGTAATCCAAGAAAATTATTAGAAAACACCGAAAAACTTATCCCTAAATTAGACAAAGACACTCTTGTTAGTTTAAAATTTCTTATAGACAAACAATTAAGAAACCTTTGATTTTCTCACAACTCTTTTCTTAGATTCCTTAGCTAATTCACCTAAAGTCTTCTTTTTTGACGGGTCAGACCATTCATACCCCTTTTTATACCTAATTTCGACCTCTACGGGTCCAAAAGTTGTTATAGATGAGTCATACTTCCAAATGGTAGTTGTTTGTTCATCCTCGTAAACTACTTGTCTTTTTGTATTTTTAGTAATTTCTATTGACATAGGTGCAAATATACAAAATTATATTAAATCTTTCAATCTGTCACCATATAAATTTATAACTCTTTTTAAGAAAGCGTCAGGATTTTTTCTAATATACTCTAAAACATCATAACGAATATTTTTTGAGTATTTCCCAAATAATTCGGCGATTTTATCAACTTTTTGACCTCTTTCTTTGTCATATCTAAAGTTTTTTATTGTATTCTCATCTACAATTGGAAAAGTGATACTTTTTTTATTTCCTGATAGAGCTTCATTATGAGATAATGATATCGAAGAACTAACTTTACCTGAATTTGCCTTTCTTAACAACATATCCATAACTTCTTCGTTATTTTTTACAGTGTATTCAATAACATTTCCAGTTTTGGGTAATACTGCGAATATCCAATTTACATTATTAAAAGAAACTTGCATCATTTGATTTTTATAAAAATCATATTCAGGTCCTTTTTTCATTAAATCATGTGGTTTTTTAATACCTTCAACTGATAACATATCATCTTCTGAAATACCTTGTAATGCAACCTTTAAACCTTTATTTAATGACCCAAGTGAATATCTTTCTCCGGGAATTGTAAGTTTAACTGAATAAGGTATACCTTCAATAAGAATATCTGCTTTAGAACCATCACTATTACCTTCGATTGTTGGTATTGCAACTCCACCTGTAAACAACCCGGCCATTAAACCTTCGAAGAAAAATCCACGACCATCCATTTCCTCTTGTAAACTAATAAAATATTGGTAAAATCGAATTCTATCAACTGTTTTTCTAATATCTAAATTTAAATCAACATCACTTCCGTCAGTAGAAAAATCATAAGTACCAATACCCTCAGAATTTAATATTTTTGGTATAACCTTAGCCGCTTGTGTTTTACTTTTTGGAATCGGAGAAATTGTCGGCATAACAACCTCTAAAGATTTTGCAACATCTACAATATTTTGTTCCTTTAAATATAATTTATATTGAGATTCAGTAATTTTAATTTTCATATTCATAAATACCTTAATAAATAAAAAACCCCTCGATTAGGAGGGGTTAGTTAAATAATTAGTTCCCATTATTTTTTTGGAGGAACAATTGTAAGTTGTGATGTCATTCCCATCGCAGCACACGCAGCAATTGCGTATTTACAAAGAGTTAAAACAGGTTCATCTAACCCTAATGAAAAAGTTTCATTTGCTATTAAGATTGCTGTTGCAGATGACCCTAAGCTTAATGATAATTTTTTAACACCCAAAAAGAATTTCGGAGTTTCCGAATTCCATCTTTCAATAATTAATTTAATTAATTCCATAGTTTGATAATTTACTTAATAATAAATATCAAAAAAAAACTATTTATTTAAAAAATTATAACATGGCAAAAGTTAATACAAGTTCAAACTCATCAGTTAAATTAGAGACTTCAAAAGTTAGTCGTCCGGGTGTTCATTCGAAAACTAAGACATCTAAGTTAAAACAATCTAAAAACTATAAGAAATCATATAAAGGACAAGGAAAATAACCTATCTTAATCCTAAAATTTTGTTATATTTCTTATTATGTTAGATAAGAAACATAGATTTTTTCGATTAGTCGAAAGTTATATCAACGATTTCCGGGGAGATGCGGTACGAGAGTTCTATGGGAATAATGCACAAATAAAAATTCATACAATGACTCATAGTTTTTCAACTAATGTTTTATTATTTGAAATTGTTGTTGTGTTAGGGGAAACCATTAACGAATCTGTTATGGACGATACACTTGCAAGTGTTTTAATTCAAGATTCTATGGTTTATTTTTACCCTGAATCTAAAATACAAACTTATGTTAGGTTTGATACTTAGTTATTACGAGTTGATAGATAACCCGCCAATCTTTCTGATTTCTTTTTAAAGAATTCTAAATTATCCTCACTTATTTCAGTTGGTTTTAAGTAATCAATACCTATTGACCCCATTAATTTCCCTGTCCCAAAGTCAAATAACCCTACAACATAAGATGATTTAGCTCCTGTTGCTTCAGCACCTGTTTTTAATCCAAAAGTTGCAACTGTTGGGTCATCATAATTCGAAATCCAAACAAACCCTGAATTCATTATTTCAATAAAAAATCTAGAATATAAAGATATCGGTATGTTTGTAAAAAGAGTTGACACTGGTAAAACACCAGGCCCATCCACCTCATAAACTACAGAAAATTTTTGCATGGATTTATTTGAATGTAAAAAATGTCCTCCATTATGTATTTGGGTGACCCAAACCCTATCACAATCTAAATAATTTAAAATATTTTCAATTTCAGTAGTTATTTTTTCTATCGAAATCATTTCAATTTGTAATTCGTCCTTCGGGGGGCTTAATTTTTTTTTCACCCACAATAGTGCGATAGGGCCTAATAACGCGGTAATTAGTGCCACAAAAACACTTCCAAAAATCTCTATCATATGTTGACTCATTTACTTTATTGGTTTAAAGTTATCAATAAATATGAAAGAGCATTAAAAAAAGAATAAATTTGTAATTTTAATATAAAATTTGTCTTTTGGGGAAGAAGGAAATAATTATTATTCTTATAGAATAATAATATAATATTAAAATATAATAAAAAAAATAAGAACTAGTAATAGAACTAGTTAGGCGAAATCTACACAACATTCAAAACCTAACACACCCTCCAAAGTTTCTTGGACACTTGTTGGTCTATATGTTTCTCTCTCTAATGGTGATTTAATTTGGACAAACAAAGCAAATGAATCCGGAACCCATTTATTTAAACTTTTATCATACTTGAACGTTGGTGTCATATCAAAATCACATATTGTCACCCCACTATATGAAATCCCTAAAACCGTTTCACATAATCGTTTTACTCTATCTTTGTCCATGTCATATCTGAATTTAAAATGACAGAATAGACGTGTTTCTGTCTCCACGTATTGGGTTCAATGAGAGATAAGAACTTATTACCTTTAACATCCTCATATAGGTGGTAAATTTGACCAATAACGGGTTCAAAACGATAAAAGGACTCATAGACCTCTTGGTTAATAATAAATGTATTATAAAGGTTCTCTGCATCTCGAATGAGTTCTTTATATTTTGTTTCATAAATTTTGTTCACCCGGTCGGTCCCGTTTTTTTTAAATGATGTTAAGTCGGGAACATCTATCTTTGGTGCACCAACATGAGATGGGTACGAAAGTAAATTCGCCTTTAACTCTACCTTGTCGATGTGTGATTGTGTTGACATAAAAAAAAAGTGTCCCTAATAGGAACACTAATTATAAATTATATTTTTTTAAAGTTCAAATTATTGACCTTTAATCATAGAAATTCCATGTTTTAGGAATTCTTTAGCTCTTGGAGATACGTGATTCATCATATAAACCTTTTCGATGTCTTTAACTAACTCTTCCCCATGTTCATTCTCCTTATAAAGTTCAATGATTTTGTCCATTGCTTTATTACACTCTTTTTTTGTTTCATCAAAATAGTTGTAAGGTTTGAAACCCTTTAAATGATTCATAATTTCAGACGATAAATGTTCTCCACCATCCGAAACTTTTGGGTGTAATCTAAGTGTTTTCAATAATTCAAGTTTATCAACTAATCCGTTAACACCATTTCTTCTAATTGTAACACCATCAATATAATCTTCTGACTCATCGTCACCCATTATATCATCCAATGTTTTAACATTTCCACCGTGGCAGAATTTTCTATCTTCTTTTTCTTCAGATTGTTCAATCATATAAAGTTTCTTGATTGAGTCAATTTCTGATTCCGTAATTGTAAATCTTTTAGTTCCCATGTCTATAAATATAATGACATTACAAAAATGGAAAATGTTTCATATAATATTTATTGTTATGAAAAATATTATTTTAACTTTAGGATTTATTCTAACATCTTCACTATTATTTGGACAAGACACTATTAGAATCAAACACACTAATTATACAACAGTATTTAGTAAAACTAAACATTACCCGGTCTTAGTTGATTGGTGGACAACAAAGTCCATGGTTACTTGTAAAACACCTCTTAAACGAAAAGATAACTTTAAACCGGACCCTCAATTACCAAAAGAAACAGATTTATTAAAAGATTATGTTGGTAGTGGTACCGACCGAGGTCATATGATGCCAGCGGCAGATAATCTTTGTCAAACTCCACAAGTCCAAGATGAATGTTTTTATTTTTCAAATATGTCGGCACAATACCATTCGTTAAATGCTGGTGATTGGAAGTCATTAGAAAGATTAACTCGTAAGTTAGCAACCGAACAAGACAGTATTAAAGTTTGGTGTGGAAATGTTGGTGAGATTAAGAGAATTGGTAGAGTTACAGTACCTAAACAATGTTGGAAAGTAATTTATATTAAAAAAAGTAACATATACTACTCATATCTTTTTGATAACACTACGAATAAACCAGATGGGATTGAAAATAATTTAGTTAAAATTGAAGTCATTGAGAAATTAACCGGATTTAAATTTAATGTAAAATAAAATAACCCCTCTTCGGAGGGGTTATTTATTAATATAATTTTTGTGAATCGTTAAAGAGTCTTTTCATTTTAGCTTCGATTAAATTGATTTTTTGTTGGTCAGCATCTGAAACCTCAAAATTTTCAGCCTTAATTTGTCTTACTTCTTCTTGCATTCTTTGATATCTCATTATCATATCATTATACAATCTTGCTTTTTCGTCTTGGGTTAAATTTACCATATTTTTGTCTTTTTATTAAATGTATTATTTTTTTTTGAATTGTAACTACTCTTTTGTTTCTTTTTTATGTTTTTTCCATTCCAACCAAAAAGCCATCAGTACCAAAATATTCATTCCGAATGATGCAATTATTTCATGGATATCTTCATAGACATTCACAGTTAAATGAACATGACCAACAACCCAAAATGGAACGGCTAAATTGGAACCCATCCAAACTATTGCAAATTTTAAAAAATCCATATTAAAAATTGTTAGTTTTAATTATATCCATATTTGCGTCGTATACACTAAATCTTATTGATGTTTTATCATTATCAACACCAAGATAAGGTAATAATCTCCTAATATGGTTGTCAACCATCCAATGTTCATCAAAATTAAATTTATTCCATAAATCATCTTCTTCTTTTGGTTCATTCAAATAAATGTTCAAATAAATGTTAAGGTGTAAAGTATCTTCAAGAACCTCAAAAGGGTTATCACTATTGTGGACTTCAATTTCACCAACAATAGGATAGATGTTTTTGATTATATCACTATTAAGTAATTTCTCAAGCCCTTTAATTTGTGAATCATTTATCATATGTAATAATCTATTGTGTTAACGGGAATTTTAAACGTTTCAACAAACCATTCTTTAAATCCTTCTTTCCAATTATCATTAAAATAACCCTCCAATGAGTTAAGAAGTCCTTGGTCTTCAATATACAACATTGGACTTAATGGTTTTCGGTAATCTGAAGCTCCGGTCCAATAGTCTTCCCCATATAACCTGAACAATGTTTCATCATCCATATAATCACCAAGATAAAATTCAATAGCATCTTGTTCGTCTCCATCCTCAGTTAAATGAGACCAATTAATATTCTCAACATCAAGAGTACTATTCAAATAGTTTTTTACCGTTTGATTTAATTTACTTTCCGTTATTATGTATTTCATTTTAATCTTCTGATAATTCCCAAGTCACTCCTAACCAATAGTCACGACCTTCTTTTAATCCGGTATATCCGGTAACAGACTCAATTATGTTTTCCATATCAAATGGGTGATTATAATTGTTTGCTTCATAAACTAATTCAAAATAAGGGTAATCACCGTCATAAGTTGACCTTGTCTCTTTTATTATTCTAATAACTGGATAAGGATGGACAGTATTATGTCCGAAAAAACTATCTAATAGTTTTTCAACTTTTTTACTATCCTTTGCCATATTATGCAATATATGGTGGTTTTGGACTACTTCCTTTTAAATATCCATCTGCAACTTTAGCTAATAACGGTCCTGTTCCCCAAACATTTAATGATTTCATTCTTGATAGTTCATATAACCCAACATCATTCTTAAGACCATCGACAATATCATTATAACGTCCGTTTTTTATTGTATTACAAGTCGCTCTAATCCCATCCTCAGGTGTTTTATAATTTCTAACTCCGGCAACATTATTACCATAAAGTGTTGAGTTTGGCATTTTATGAGTTGTGTTGAACGGATTATTAGTCGCTTTACCACCCTCAGATTGTCTCCAAGCATACATAAAAGCCATATTATCTTTAGTTGGTTGCGCTCCGACACAAGATAATACTTTTTTATAAAAATCATCATCATTAGTTGTGATTGATTTTATATCACTTTCATTGTCACCTTGAGTTAACGGATTGTCTTTAATTTTATCAGTAAACTCTTTAAATTTACCTGATAAAAAATCTTTTAAAATAGAAAAACTATCTTTTCCTGTGACTTGTTTTGTTATTAAGTCGATAAGTTCTTGTTCGGTTAAACGAACTTTAATTTTCTTTCCCATATTGATAAATACTTGTATTCAATAAATACAACAAAAAACCCCCATAAGTGGGGGGTTTTATAAATTCTTAATCTAAAATTGTGATGGTGTTTATTTTATCTCCTTGTTGGATGGAATCGATTATTTCTAATCCTTCAACAACTCGACCAAAACAAGTATGGTTACCATCTAAGTGTTGAGTCCCTTGTCGGTTATGACAAATGAAGAATTGTGAACCTCCCGTGTTACGACCTGCGTGTGCGATAGACATCACCCCTCTATCGTGAAATTGTTTAGGTGCTGTAACTTCACAAGGAATTTGATATCCCGGTCCACCGGCACCATTCCCATTTGGACATCCACCTTGGATTACAAAATTAGGAATAACTCTATGGAAATTTAATCCATCATAGAATTTTTTACCAATTAAATCTTTGAAGTTGTTTACTGTAATTGGAGTCTCGTTGTCGTATAGTTCGGCAATCATATCTCCCTTGTCTGTTGAAATTTTTACTTTAGTCATATTTTATCTTTTTAGAAATATATGAAAAGTATTTTATATTGTCAATTAAGAATCAATTGTCCATTCTTCTAACAATATCGCACTAACATCTAACCCTAAATAATTTTTTATTTTATTATGAATTAATAATTGGTATTTTGTTTTTACTTTTGTCATTAAATAATTTTTTAATAAAACTAAAACGAATATCTTTCCTTTTTCAATTACTACATCAACTTTTATTGCCAACGGAACTTCAATATCCTCAACTATTTCTATAATTGTGGATTTTATTTTTTCTTCTTGTTTTTCACTAATTACTACATCCATTATAATCTGTCTTTAATATTATCAGTCATTTTTTCATCAAACTCAATACCATGTCTTTCCATAAAATTATTTACTAATAATTCAATTGATTCCTCATGTCCCTTATCTTGTAATAATAGGTAAGCGCCCAAGTCGGCCTCTATTTCATCTTGTTCATTTCTTGGTCCATTATGTCCCAATAACACATGAGTAACTTCATGAGCTTCAATAAACTTTAAAATATCTTTAGAGTTTGGTTGTCCAACTAATATTTCCCCATCGATTATTATTAAATCACTGCCCGGGACCATGAACCCAAACCCATATTCGTTAAAATATTGTTTAACCTGTTCATATAATGGGTCATCCTCAAATACCACAACAACCGTAACACCATCCAAAAATTCACTACTGTATTCTAATTGAGTCTCCTCATTCAATATTTTTTTATATTGTGATTCTGTAATAATATATTTCATATTTTATAAATACTTTGGGTTTGATTAAATTTTTTTATTTATATTTGTATCAAAATTAAATATTATGACAGGAAAATTAACAGGGCACGTGTCCGAAATATTATCGGATGTCCAAACACTTAAACCAACAAATAAAGAATTATTTATAATTCGTGGAATTAGTGGCGCCGGTAAAAGCACGTTAGCCAAATCAATAGGTGGAGTTCATTACGAGGCCGATATGTATTTTATGAAAGATGGTGAATATCAATTTGATATTACAAGATTAAAAGATGCTCATAGTTGGTGTCAATCTCAGGTGAGTAATGCGATGTTGTTAAACTATGCCGCAGGGATTAATAAACGAATTGTAGTGTCAAACACATTTACACAGGAGTGGGAAATGCAACCATATTATGACTTAGCTGAAAAACACGGATATAAAGTTTATTCTTTAGTTGTTGAAAATAGACACGGAGGAGTTAATGAACACGGGGTTCCGGAAGATAAATTGGAATTAATGAAAAATCGTTTTGAGGTAAAACTTTAATTCATTACATTATTGCAATCCCTACTTGAGAACTGAATCCAAAATAAGGAAGATATTGTTCTAAGTCTTTTTCAATATCTTTCTTTTTTGGAACATCTTTCCATTTTATCATAACATTAGAATCAAATGGATGTCCAACTTTAATATAAATGTAAAATGTTGCTCCCGGATATAACGTATCTCCCGCACCGGTTATTGTTTGAATGTCATCAAATTTAAACCAAATATCATCAGAATAACGATGAGCAATCTCAAGACCTTTTTCTGATTCTAAAAATTTCTTAAACATTTTGAGTGACTGTTTTACTTCTTCTCTTGTCATATGTTATAAATACGATGATAAATAAAAAACCCACCTATTGGTGGGTTATATTATTTTTTCGGATAATACTTTTTACCTTCAAATAAGATAAATTTTGTCCCGACGGTGTTGATTGACGTTTTGGACGCTTCCCAAGTTTCTTCTACACCTTCGAAAGGTTTTAAGATAATTTCATTTTCTTCTACTTGGATTGTTCCTACTGTATCACTCATATTTAATTATAATCATTTTATGAAAATAAGAAATAATGAATTGAGTATTTTATATTTTATCAAATGTCAATTCAATGTCACCACCTTGCTCAAACTCATCCCAAGATAAAAGGGTTTCTCCACCATTAGAAGTTTGGGTCCAACTTTTTCCATTTGCAACTGCGGTCATAGAAATTGTTTGGTCATCACTTGCCATCCATCCTCTATCAACATAAACACCTGCCTCAGGTCCAAAACTAACTCCACCTTGCATATACCATTGATTTGGTACTTTCCAAAATCTAATTGATGTTGAATTGTTTGGTTCTGTTGTATTCCAACTAAATTCACCTCCATTAGGTTGTATCACCTCTTGTGGTGAATAATTATTTACCGTAGTTATTGTATAATCGGTATTATTCTTAATTGTTACATTTACGTTCCACATATTATTCACATTTACAAATGCCGTCACCACCTTTTTTAGGATTACAAACGCATTCTTTTTTTTCTTTTTTAGGTCCGGTTAAAAGTGTATATCCCTTAAACGTTTCCATTATTGCTTTAATTTCTTCAACATTACCACCTTCACTAAAAATGGTTATTGTTTTGTCTTGACTGTTAATTGTATATTCCATGTTATGTACCTACTCTTAATATATCTGTATTATACCCTAAACTTTCCAATAACTCACGAACTTCTTCAGTAAAAATTGTTCTGTGTCTCCACCCGTTACTTTTATAAGTTAATGTGATGAACCCACCAACTCTATTATTTGATGTGGTGAATTTTACCGAGTGTAGTACATGAGAATTAGGTAATGTCCTAATTTTCTTTTTTATTTCTTTATTTAATGTTTTTGTAACCCACTCATCCTCACCTTCATATACAAATGAACCACCTATATTTAAATCTAATTTTCCATGTGTGGGACTACCAAGTTCAACTCCAATAAAATTAGTTAAAGTTTCTATAAATTCTGTTGATAGTTTTGACAAATTAAGTGGTTCTACTGATTTATCATGAATGGCTTTATCCCAATCAACTATAAAACGACCATATACTTTATAAGGTGAATCTTCAGTCAACTCTAAAGTCATCCATTCGGGTAAATTTAACCTATCAGTAAAAAAGGTAATTGCTTTTTTAAACTTATCAGTGAAAAGACCTTCTTTTTTAAGGTTTGGCATTCTGTGAACCCCTTTTATTGCCAACTCTCTTCCAACATTAGCCATGTTACGATAAGAGCCATAGACACGGGAATTATTCTCAATACCATAATCTTCAATAAATTCATTTATATGGGTTTTAATCAATAATGAAAGCGGATATTGACCTACTTCATCACCGTGTGTTTTCTTAACCCATGGTCTAAAGTATTTAAGAAAAACTTCAATAAAATCTTCATCCTCGTATTCACTCGCATTAAAATTTTCTAAAACGGTTTTCACAATTCTATTAAGGTCAGATTCGGTAAGTGTGTGTATTCTTTTCATTACCTATAAATAGATTTATAATTAAAAAACTTTTGTAGTTAAGAATTATTTTTTGGTTTGGTTAAATCTTGGTTTTTCTGATTTCTTTTCTTTTGGTAATTCAATTTCACAACAAGGGTTACTATTCCCCTGAAATGAATTAATTTCTCTAAGTATCGAATCACTTATAACCTTATCAAACATATTATTGTAATATGACACTAAGTCAATATTTGAGCATTCATTTTCCATATTTCTAAATGTTTTCAATTAATACAAATCCAACAAGACCTTCAATATATTTTACAATATCTTCCTCACTACAAGAAATAAGAGGTTTAAAATCGATTGTGTTCTCATCCTCACTCGCGAGTGGTATTAATTGTAAATCATTTAATATCTTTCTACAATTGATTTCAATTCGGTCTTTCTCCATGGTCGGGTCCAAGATGACATCAATTCCATTTGACAATTTTTTTCTAAAATCATCATATAAGTCAGGATGTAATAATATTTCAAGTTCCGGATGCATTATTATAGTATCCGCTCCTCCTCGTTTTGATGATTGGTGTATCTTATTCGATACCACCATTATTTTGTTGATAAGAGTTTTATTCCACTCTCGTTGGGCGTGAGGTGTTGGTTCTTCAATTCCCATCCATCCACGTAAATCCCATTCTTCTATATGTGAATTTTCCATAAATTATCTTTTTGGTAAAGATATGAAATATTATTTAAATAAAAAACCCTTCGAAGTGAAGGGTTATATTAATTTTATATTTATTTATAAATATCAGGTTATAACCCATATCTACCTTTAAGAGCATTATAGTTTTGTAAAACTTCCGATGATGATAATCCCCTATTATAAAACATAAAATTTCCCATTCTTCCTCCTGCATATCCTGCAGTACCCATATTTGTAACACTATCTATAGCACAAAGTCCAAAATATAAGGCTGTTGGTGGTTGTCTCGTAAGTGTTGCCGTTCCAATACTTGCACCGTTAATATAGGCGGTAAGAGTTGTTCCTGAATATGTAAATCCTAATTGATACCAAGTGTTAAAACTTTTAGCACTTGAAACAACTTTATTAACTAGATTACCACCCCAAGTTGCAAAACTAATCACACCACCTGAACTAATTTCAATATTCGAATCGTGATAACCAAAATTTATGGTTGCCTGACCCAATTCAGACACAATTTGTCCTGCTGAGGTAGGATAAAACCAAACAAATACAGATTCATTTGGAAATGTTGTTGGATTTAATAAATTTGCGGTTAATCCATATTGGCCATCTCCATTAAAAACAATACTACCATCGTTGGAGGAATTAAATGTAGGTCCGTTAACAAGACTTGTAGAATTTCCATTACCACTTAAATCATACCATGTTGTTCCATTTTTGGGGTATGATGGAATAAATCCTGCATCTAATAAATAAGTTAACCCACTCGTCACAATATTTGGATAATCAATATTGGTAACCAAAAAATTTGATTGTCCATTAAAATAATTTAAGGCATCATAAATTGTTGTAATATTAGTTCCACCATATTGTTTGGCTATTATAATCAACTCGGCATCATTGGCAGCAATCCTAATACTTGGTCCTTGAGACGATTTCTGTTGATAAACGGTGTAACCTCCTGATGGTGGAGTAATACCTAACCAAAAGTTTGTTGATGAGGTTGGACCATATTCCAAAGAAGTGTTAATTGCAATTAAAAAATTATTTCTTTTAATTGTCCCATTGGATATGGTTGTTGCGGATTTAATAAAATTTGGCATATTAATAAATACTTAACATTCGGATTGAACTCTATGTATTGCCGTTGAGACTTCAAACATATTATAAATCTCGTCCCATGTGTCATCAACTAAATTATCTGAATCATCTTGGGAATGTGGTTCATTTTTATTAATCCAAATTCTAATTAAATATTCGTCTTGATTAACTAATCGTACAACAGTTGCTTTACAAATAAGTTTATTTCCGGGAACCAATACATTATCCAAATATTTTTGAATTAGTTTTGTCTTTCTCCCATCCTCAAAATCAATAGTCGATTCACGTAATACTTTCTTTATGATTTTATGTAGTTCCATATACAATAAATACTACTCGACGTGCTTTACATCATATTTGTTATTCATCTTAAACCATTTTGATATTAAATTAAAATAATTATTCTCAATGAATTCTGCTCCGTATTTTTTACCCAATTCTAATTTAACCCTATCGGATGTGTAAATGGTTTCAGTTTTGATATCAAACAAGAAATGTTCGTTAGTCCAAGTCTGTTCGGTTTTATCATATGTCATATAAGGATAACCATATTTATCCTCAATCATTTTTACAATCTGTTTTTCAATTTGTGTCATTCCAAAATTATAAGAAAACAAAATGGAATAAAAAACCTCGCCAATTGACGAGGTTAATATTTTTAAAGTTCTTTTTTCAAACGACTAAGAATTTCATTATTCTTATTCATTCTTTTTAATTCCTTGAGAGTGTTTGCTCTGTTCTTTTTTGGTTTCCCGGGTTTTCTTGATTTTGACATGATAAGTATTTCACAATAAATACTCACTATTAAATAATTAATTTTATTGGTTTGGGTCGTAAAAAAAAGTTTGTTCTATCATACCCCTGTTATCCAAAATGTATTTTGATAATTCTTTGACTCTCGTTCTAAGTTGATTTTCTTCTTCTTTAGTTTCAGGTAGGTTACCGTATTCTAACCCAATTCCAACCCGATAAAGAATAACATAACCCATATCCGTTGATGAAATATGAATATCTTTAATTTTAGGATACTCGTCCTTCAACATTGTAAGTAATAATTTTTTTAAAGCTTCGGTCATACATATAAATACGTATTAATCATAAAAAAAAAACTATTCTACAATACCTTTACCTAAAATAAGTGGAGATGAGGTTTTATGATTAGCAACCGTGAAATGAGAATCATACTCTTTAATAATCATTGTTGAATCCTGAGTGAATGTTTGTCTGTAACGTGCCAATACATACTCTCTAACTTTGTTCTGAACTTCTTGTGTCATTTTATTTTTCTTTTAGGTTATAAATTATTCCACAAAGATATAAAAAGTTTTTAAATAAAAAAAAAAGATTAATAAAAAAAACTCAATTAATATTTATTAATATGGGAACACACAAATTAAATTTTATAAAAAGTAATAACAGTTGGTTCGTTGATTTTAAGGAAACTGAACTAACACCAAATATTAATGGTGTTAATCAACAACACCTAATGCATTTAGTTGGTGGATGGGATACCGGATTAGAAATTATGTCCGATGGTAGTGATAATTTTTGGATGACCGTTTCAGATTCTCCAATTTTAAATAGTACTAAACTTAAAATTTTAGATAAACCAAACTACAAAGGAATTACTGTAGAAAATGGTGTATGTTATTTTCTTGAATCCCATAAAGGGGTAACTTATAATATAGAATTTTGGGGTTGTCACAACGGATTTAATTTTACTTGGGGTGAAAATTCTAATTCAGTAAAATCCATTTATTTACTTAAACACGATTAAGATTGCGTAAATTTTACATCAACACCATATTTCCATTCAAACCATTCTGAAATAAATTTATATGCTTCATCATCGTTAGGGAAAAATAAGTCAGAGAACCCACGACCAAATGAACTATTAACCCATAGTCTTCCATCGGTATGGTCGTACTCCATCATAGCATCAAATTCGTCTTCGTCTACTTCACCAGGATAATAGATAATAATAAACTCTTCAAAGTCAGAGTCGGACCCAATTCTATTTTCAATGTATTCTTTTCTAAGGTCGTTTAATTTACTTTCTTTTATAATGTATTTCATATTCAATAAATACTAATTAACAATTGATTATTATTTTACCACCAAATAATATTTATTGATATGACATCAGAAGAAGCAAGACATTACTTAAGTAATAAAGGTCTATCCTCATGTTCCTGTAGATATGGGAGTGTTGATGAGATGATTATTGAGGCAATTATATTAAGAGACCTCGATGAAGAGAATAAAAAAACCCCCACCGTTAAGTAAGGGTTTAATTTTTATATTTGTGATTCAGCAACTACCACAACATTTGATAATTCCCAACCAGCATTACATAATTTGTCATTATAACAATCTCCGGTAAACCATTGACTATTATAAGGTCCTTTAGGTGAGTACCCTTCCCAATATGATGGAGTTATCCACCATCCAACTGACATACTTGATTTTAATGAAGACATATCAATAGTAGTTCCATCGGCACCACCATTATTTAACACATCGTATATTACAGTACTTTTTCCATTTTGGGAAACGGTAATTATCATATTAGTATAATCGGAGTTAAAATCAATCTCCATATCAAATGGAATAGTTACATCAATAATATCAACTAAACTATGAGTTCCGTTAGATGGGTCGTTAGATAAATGACTTTGAGTGTAACAATCATCATCCATTAATGCATCAGTATAAGAATATTCAAATCTTTGTTTATCATTTAAATGAATTGTTTGTTGGAATATTCTATTTCCATTGGTTTCTAAAAAGTCAATCTCATTACAATACGGTGCACCATTATTACCTGCATCACAATAGTTAGTTCCTTTAGGTTGAGTTGAACTATTCACCATGTAAAACGATGCGTTTAACCAATTGTTTTTTTGAACCTCAGTTGGTGCTAACCCTGATAAATCAATTGTCGCAGTAATTTTAGAAATGTTTTTAAACCCATGAGTTGAAACAACTCTACCGGCATTAAAGGTAACAGTTGAATTTTCAATTATTGGAGTTGCGTTACACCAATCACTGGTCCAATCTTCTTCAAATGTAACATTGTAAGTTGTTAATGATGATAATGACGATTTTTTATTACAACCAAATAGTTTTTTAATTTGTTCGTAAATTTTAATAATTTTTTCCATTTTTTTTTAGTTTATAATAAGTAGTTTGTTTAATAAAAAAACCCACCGGTTAAGGTGGGGTTTAAAATTTATTTTTCTTTACTTTGTTCTTCTTGTTCATTAACCAATGGTTTAGAATCACCAAGTTTTGAATTAATTAATTTTGAGAAATTCTCAGTCATAACTTTCATTCCTCCGGTGTGTTGTTCACGGATAGCATTCTTCTCCTCTTCGGATAAATTATTTAATATGTGTTTCATTTGTTTTGTTTTATTATAAATAGTTGGTTATGGTGGAAAAAAAATACCATACAACCGGTTTTATTGGAAAATAGTGGTCAATTATGACCAATTATCGTGTTTTAGTGGAAAATTTCACCTACTCACAAGGTAAAGGACTTACATAATGTCCCACAAACATAGTAATTCCGAGATAATTATTTATTTTTTCTTTAAGTTCCTTCGCATATCTACGAATTTTAACGTTTTTCAAATCTTTTTCAAGAGGATTTTCCAAATACCAATCCCTATCAATGATTAAATAACAATGGAAATTGTTATCTTCTTCATCATATCCCAAATCCACCTCACAAATACCTTCCATATTCATGGAATAATAGATTTTTTCTATCATTCTCAGAATAGAACCGGGATTATTGGTCTGAATTGTTGAAAATTGTTCCTCAGTTATAATATATCTCATACTAAGAACATTTATTTTTATGGTCCTTAAAGTATTTCTCCAAGTAATTACCAAATTTATCTACAAAATAATAGTAGAGAGAATCCCTATCTTTTGGTGAGATATTTAAATCAAAATCATTTATAAAATAAACATCATACATTTCAACTAACATATCACAAGCATCGGTAATAAAATCTCCAATACCATCATAATCACCACATATGTCCATCTCATCAAGAATTCCCCACTCCAAATCCTTCATCATGTTTTTAAATGGCAATCTTCTTCGGACTTCAGGTGATAAAGATTCAGTTAATAAAACATATTGAGACTCTGTTATAACATATTTCATTTTATTTATTTTTTACGAATAAATGTAAAAGACCCTTTTCCGTCAGTTCTCTTATAAGTTTTTCCTGAAGGGTCAGAACTTAAATCTTTAACCCCTTCAATGTTACGTTCAGTTGAATTACTTAAATTAGTGATGGTTACTTTATCACCAGCCACTTTATCAATTTTAAGAGATTGGCCTTTAGATTTTAATCCATTGGTTAATACATTACCAATAAAGACATTTCCGGTACCAATCATAAAACCTTGTTCTACAATTAAATTATATTGAGATTCTGTAATTATTATTTCCATAACAATAAATACCCAAAAATAAAAAAAGACATATAAATTATTTTATTAGAAAAAAGGGGTCATAAAAAACCCACCTCAATGGGTGGGATAATTTATTAACCTCGTCTTCCTGATGATGATGTTGTTCCTCGTCCACCACTTTGTGGTCTAACTGAAGGTGTTTCAGGTCTATATTCTCTTTGTGGTCTAACCGATGGTGTTTCAGTTCTTGTTGATTGTGGTCTAACAGATTCAGTTCTCACCTGAGGACTTCCTCGATATCCATTGTTTCTCGCAACTCTATACCCATTATTATAATAAACCGGATAAGAATAATAATAACTATAAATTCTTGGTCTCCAATAAGGGTCGTCAAAATAAAACCACCAATTATTACCATGATACCAATTATTTCCCCAATAAAATCTCCAATTATTATAATAATATGGGTCTAATTGGTTTGAAAAAGAAGATAATGGGACTTGAACTTGTTCTCCCAATTCATTAACCGCCAAGATATGTGTTATTCTTGGTTGAGATGGGACACTTTGATAATTACCACAAGATGATAATGTTAAAATCAAAAACAATAATAATATAATTTTTTTCATAACATATTTTTTATTATAAATATCAATAATCATTCCAAATAAAATTACTTAATTTTTGACAATTGTAGCGCCACCACAAATAATAATTTGGTCACCATCTTTAATCCTCTCAAAATAAACACATCCATCTTTCACCTCAAATTTATTGGTAGTATAAACAACGCCGGATGATGTTGTTATTTCGTAGACACCCGTTGGCTCAATGGCAACTACGTAAGTACCTACTTTAAATAAAATGAAAATTAATATAATACCGTATAATAATTTTTTGTTCTTAGAGAAAAAGGTTATCATACGACTAATCCATCTCATCATTTTAAACATAACTGATGTTATCATGTCACTAAACTTTTCCAAATCATTCATTTGGTCTTTATCTAATTTAAAATTTTTCATAATAATAAATACCTATTTTAATAAAAAAAAAAGGTTAAGATTCCTTAACCCCAAATTTAATTGTTTCCTCAATATAATCTATAAACGCTTTTGCTCTATCTTCTTTACCGTGATAATAATTACCATAACCTATTAGTTCTCCACTTTGGTCGGGTAATGGTTGGACTTCTTTAATACCGGTTTCAATAATAATCTCAACGTTACCATCAGTAATGTGTTGTCTCAACATAGTTTTCTTAACACCATTATCAATAACATCATCAATCATTTTTGGGTAACTAGTTGAGTTATTTTCTTTCAACCATTCAACGGTTGACACAATGTCACCATTACCGGGTGTTTTTGTTTCTTTTATACCATTTTCAATAATATCTTCAACCATTGACGTTGGCATATACTCAGTGTTGAGGGTGTGTCTCACTCCATTTTGTAATGCATCTTCCATTTTATTATTAAAAAACCCCATAACATCAACGTGGTTAGTTTCTTTAACACCATCTTGGATTATTTCTTTAACCAAAACATCGACATTAAGTTTTTGTTTAAAAGTACGTTTCACACCTTTCTTAATAACACCTTCAACCCAACTTTTATTTTCGTTATCATTAAATTGTGTCAACTTCACCCCATT